TTGATGACAAACCCGTAGATTTTTGTAAATATTTGAGAGGTCTGTTTATATATATATACATGCGCACGGTTTTTTTCCCCCGCCCCCCTACATGATGCGAGGATTTTCCCCGGATTTCTGGGAATTGTATACGGATCTCAAGGAGTGAGTTCTTACGAACTCCCTGAGATCCTAGTATAGCTGGTCGATTTGGTCCAGCAAACGAAGTTTAGGGGAAGGTTGACAAATCATCCGAAGGATGGTGATTTGATGTTCCCTGGCTAACTTCGTTAGACCCTGGAGTTCTGTCAAGCCCTTGAAAATCCAAGGGATTTTATACCTGGACAAGCAAAGCACAGCCCGGACAGGCATGATGAAATCCAAGGGATTTTGATGAGGCTTGACAGGCCGATGACGATGTAGTAATTATTAATTTAATTAGTGAGTTCTTACGAACTAACTAAATTAATTAATTAACTTAACCTTTGGAAGGACGAACCATGACCACCATAGACCTCAAGCGTGATGTTTCCTTTGTAAATGCAGACTTTGATGTTGCGGTTAGTATAACCGGACCCGGCTTTGATCTCTATGATCAAGATGGCAACATGGTCGGCAGCTTCGAAACCGCCAACGAATTGATGTGGTTCGTTGAAACTAATTAATAATTCTGTACTTGAGTATAACGAAAGTACAGAATAATTAATTAAGATAGCCAAGCTGGTCGGGCTTTGATGACCGGCATTCGATAGGAGGTCGCTATGACCAAGACATTCAAGAGCTTCACCAAAGATAATAAATGGCGCACCATGGGCAAGGGGATGTTCCAGGACAAGAAAGCTGCCGGTATTCCGGTTGCTATTTTCTGGTCCACAGGATCATTCAAGACGATTGCCAATGCCGATGCATTGCCGGATGGCGTTGCCGCCAAAGGTCGTGCAGTTTAATTAACAAAGGGGATGCTGGTAGCGTCCCCTTAATTAATTAAATTGTGTGTGCTTTGTGGAAGATATAGTGCTACGGCCTAAGTAGACCTTATCAGTCTACACCTTTGCTTGATAAACAAGGGTCTTCCACAAAGCACATATATTAATTAAACTTAACTTTGTAAGGAGACGGACAATGGAAGCGAAAACAGACATAATTCTCTTTGTTGACGACAGTTTTTCTATTCGTATTGCCTCAACAAAGAAAGGAGCGGAAGCCCAGGTATTGGGCGAGGAATTAGTAAGCAAATTGGCCCCTCTCCTGAAGGACGGTGTAAAGCTTAAGAGCTTTATTGGTACTTCAAGATTTGCAGTTTAATTAACAGAGTAGCTTGGAAATTTTCCAGGCTACTCAATTAATTAAATTGAGGAGATTGCAATGATTATAGTGAAGGAGAAGTAAAATGTTGGTTGCTAATATGTTATTTCTTATTAGTAATTTAATCTTTTTGCTATGTCTTTTAATAATGGGAGTTCCGCTATGACACAACATATCCCTTCGCTTATGCAAAGAACAAGTAAAACAATAATCGAAATAGACTATACAAAAGCAAGAAATAAATTTATTACTTGGCAAAGACTGGCTAGTATTGTCGCCATTACCGCCATCCTAGGACTGGCAGTTGAGCTAGCTATAATTAGTTATTTAGTTAGTGAGTTCTAACGAACTAACTAAATAACGTAATTAGAATTGGAGATTGAAATGGAAGCAACGATTAAAAATCCCAACATTGATAAAGTACTCACCCAAATGATGGGCAAGAACCGCTACGATACGGTTATGGAAAGTCTTTGCATGACTTGTGATGGGTATGCCACAGAATTCAAAGATGAAATATCAAAGAAAGAATACACGATCAGCGGAATGTGCCAGGATTGCCAGGACAATGTATTTGGGTAATTATTATCTTAGTTAGTGAGTTCTAACGAACTAACTAAGATAATTAATTAAGAAGGGCAAGTTGGTAGCCCATGATACCGACACAAAGAAAGGACATAGTATTATGTCAAATAGTGAAGCCGTGCAGTTCGTAGCCCTTGACACCAAAAAGAATAAGGTTTATAATCTGGCCCATAAAGAAAAGGGTGATCGCAGTGCATATGATAAGGCACTAGAAGCTGGTTTTCCAATCTGGATTAAGCATACCAGCGGAAAGGTTAGCCCGGTCATAAAGAATAAAGAAAATGTGCCTGAAGATTTCGATCACAAGGTAGCGTAAGTCCCTTTAACAAAGTGGCCTGGAGCAATCCAGGCTACTTAATTAAAGGGATTTAATGAAAGGAGAAGTAAAATGATTGAATATATAGTTGTTTCGCAGTTAATAATACTACTTCTACATATCCTGAGTGAATAGGAGGTAATACTATGCTAGTAAAAGAAAGCCAAGAGTACGGCAAGATAAGTCTGGGCAATACTAAGATGCCTGGAACTACCTATGCCGTGGATGCCTTTGCTTGTCTGACAGGATCAAAACTTGCAAAGGTAAAGGGCAGTATCTGTAGTGGCTGCTACTCTATAAAATTACAGAAGCTACGTCCCAGCGTAGACAAAGGATATAAAAAGAACCTGTTTAAATGGCAGGTTTCTAATACCAGCAACTGGGTAGATGCTATGGTCTTTCAAATACTAAGGGCTAAAGTTAAAGAACACAGGTGGTTTGATTCTGGTGATTTACAATCACTGGAAATGCTGGAAGCAATCGTAGAGGTAGCTAGAAAAACACCCAAAGTAAAACACTGGCTACCCACAAAAGAATACAAAGTAGCGGCCAAGTATTTAAAAACTAATACTTTACCAAAGAATTTAGTTCTTAGGGTCAGTGCTACCATGATAGATGGTAATCCTTCCAAGGTATTTAAGAATACCAGCACAGTCCATAAAAATAATAAAGCAATAGGCTTTGAGTGCAAGGCTAGGACTAGAGGCAATGCTTGTGGTCCATGCCGTGCCTGTTGGGATAAAAGAATTAAAAATGTGAGCTATCCGAAACACTAAAATGTTATTTAGTTAGTGAGTTCTAACGAACTAACTAAATAACATATTAAGGGCCATGATGTTGGGCCATGACAACATCAGCACAAGGAGATTATTATGCAGGTAATTAATAAGACGGGTTTGTTTGGTTCAAAGGAAAAGCGGCTGAAGAAATCTCGTTATGGTTTCTCTGTAGGTGCTTCCTTTCTGGGTATTCATTTTGGTAAGCGCAGTCTTTATCTAGAAATGTTCTCGCCGCCTAAAAACTTTGGTGGAAATGCTACAGTCCTGTCTCTATAATCTTGTGGTCCTGTGGCAGGTAAGTCCCTGTTACAGGACCATCCTTTTAAAGGAGTAAGGATCATGAAAAAGTATATCCATATTAATCAGCACGTTATAAAAAGAAATAATAAGCAGGGAGAAAATGAGCCGGTCATTACGGTAAAGACTTACAAAGATAATCAGTATGCATATGAAGTGTCTGTTACCGGCCCTTGTAAGGTAGTATACAGACCAGACAAGCCCTTATCTTGCGGTGCTAAAGTCTGGATAGAAACAGAGGGTGAGGTAATCTTATCATGATACAAATGTTAGGTGCAATACTTGCAATAGGAGTTATACTATGGATGGTGTTGATGATAGTCATGCCCTTGTCAATATGGATAGCTACAAAGTTAGGAGCGATTTAATGTGGATCTTAAAATACAAGGGTAAGATAGTGTTTACAGCCTGGGACTTTTCTAAGATAGAACCAACAATTCTTATGATGAAAAAGATGGGGATGCCAGTGACATATGAGTGGGTAAATAGTAAACAACCAACCGTTGACATCCTTACATAGGTATGTTAGTATAATATATAAATAGAAGAACAAGACGTAACTAAGGCGTTTTAAAATAATAGAGGTGAACGATGACAACATTCTATAATGAAATTAACTTAGGATTTGCTAGATTAATAGTTTATACAAGTGAATTAGGAATTGAAAATGTTATGATGAAAAGTCAGGAATATGATTTTAAAGTTCCATCTGAGGAGATACACTCTGAAGAGATTAATGAATAAAAAGGAGATAGGACATGAGAATGATAAAGATAATTACCAAGATAAAAAAGGGTAAGTGGAAGGCAATACACCCAGATGGTATGGAAACTTATCATAAAACAAAGAAAGAAGCACAGACATATGAGCATACGCTGTTAACATTCGGACCCTTTCCAGTGGAGTATAAACATGAGTAACATACATAACGAAAGACTATTAGAAAATCTATTTGATAATATATGGGAAGAGCTAGTTGAGAAAGGCTACAGTGAGGCCGAAGCATATAGAAGGGCTGAACTAATAGCATGGGAACAATGGAAGGAAATGGACTAATGCTTTTTCATGCCTTGATAGCTTTAAATATTCTGGCTATTGTTTCATTCTTAATGTGGGGAGTACATCTATTATGAAAAATAAAAAGGAAAATTTTAAGAAGCGTTCTCCCTACTGGAGGACATTAAGAAAATTAAGCAACCAACTTATTCCTTCAAAGAAGGGAAGGGGTAGCTATGTTCGCATGATCAAGCATAAGGAGAAATGTTATGACTGTTAAAGAAGTTGATCGGAAGAAAGAACTTTTAGTAAGGGCATCTGTATTATCTTTAATGCAGCAAGGCAAAGCCAGCATTAAAAGGGGATGGGTAATGAGTGATATCCTAAAAGAAATTAAAGACAAGCATGGTGAGAGTGGCATGAAAGTAGCCAGGGATTATATTGTAAAAGATCATTGTGGAATAACTGAAGAGGATTAAAGCAATGCGTCAAATTATTTATAAAGTCTTTGAAATAAGTGAGAAGGGCTTCAATGAAGTGGACGTAGACGATCCTTATGCCGGTGGTATATGTGTTGACGGTATATATGATGGAGATGAGGATCAGTTCCTTCTTATTATTAAATATATTATAGGAGATAGGCATGACAATACCATCGTTTAGGACAGTAGAAGATGTAAAACTATTTCTCAAGCAGGAAAGTGATGCATGGTGCAGACCTATGGTTGAGGAATTTATAGAGATGTGTGGGTCTGACCTTGATGTGTTAGATCTATATGAACTTAATGATTGGATTTCAAGTGAGATGCAATCAGTGAGTGAAGGTTATGAAAACTTTGCAGGAGAAAGATAATGTTTGATCATTCTAAAATAGACTTTCAAGTAGAGAAGTTCTCCATCGTGGCCTTGGATTCAGGGATGCCTGTTCCTTTAAATGTGGGGGTAGGTCTTCGACGTAAAGATAATCTACAGGCTTTAGCTATAGTCTCTGAAGAGTATGAGCCTGTGCAGTATAATGAAATTGTTAGCGGTGTAGAAGAGGCATTGGCATTTGCACGTTTGGATTTAACTGATGCCACTTTTACCACCAACGTCTATGATAATGGTTCCAAGCTAGAACTACGAGCTAAATTTCCAGCCCATGAAATGTCTATGAGAGAAGACAAGGATAGTATAGTGCCAGAGTTTGTATTCAGGACAAGCCATAACAGGACTTGGGCTAACTCTGGTATGATGGGATTGTGGCGTGGCTTCTGTTATAATACCCTGGTATCTGGAGATAAGCTTGCCTACATCTATGGCAGACATACAAAGAACTTTAATGTGAGTGGGTTTGCCAGTAAAGTTAAGACTGCTGGTGAGTTTATTTCCGGTGAAGGACTTACTCAAATGCGTGGCTGGTATGATACCAAGGTTAGTAGGGATGGTGCCATCAACCTGTTTACTAACACACTGGCACAACGTACTGATAATGTTAGCAGAAAGAAGGTTGCTAATAAGGTTATGCTTTCCAACCTTATGAAAATCTTTGATGAAGAGAACCGGCATCTGCATGGTCAAGGTGCTTATGAAGGCTATAGTAAACGAGATGAGGGTACTCTGTGGTCTGCCTATAATGCAGCTACCTACTGGTCATCCCATGCTAGTAGCAAGACGGGAGCTAACCATAATGTTAGGGTGACCAGAGAAGATAAGGTGCGTAAGATGCTGGCATCTCCTGAATGGACATCCTTAGAGATGGCAGCTTAATGAAAACTAAAGAACATCTAATATACTTTCGAGATGAAGCACCCATGATCGGCTCTGGTTGGCGTAGAGTAACCGTAAAGAAGGGTCGAAAATGGGTGTATCTTGCTAGTAAATATGGTAAAAAGAAACTCTCTATGAAAAGGTGGAAGATGTTGGAAAGCTTAATGATTAATTATCATAAGAGGAATGGAGAAAGCAGCTTAGATACCTTTCAAGGAGAAACTTTATGACTACAAGTATTGATAAAATAAAAAAAGATTTACGTAAAGTACAGTCAAGACTAAAGATAGTAAAACTTTTGTTGGAAAAATCTAAGAATGAGTTAGAAAAACTGCAACAAACCCTAGATAAAGGAGAGTAGTATGGGTAAAATGAGTGATCTGCATATTGAAATGCAGGAGAGTGGAATGCTGGATAATTATCCACCATGTCTAAGTACAGGGACATTAGCCAATGAGATCTTGTTTCATTATGAGCCTATTCAAGGCCGGGGTGACGAGTTTCAAGATGCATTGGAGTTACGCAACTTGATCCAGTTTTTACTGGATCGTTACATGACTGTGTTCTATCAACCCTAGGAGAAACTCATGACTGTTATATCTTATAAAGAATTTTGGACAGCCAAATGTCATAAGACAATAACACAATTAGAGTACGGTGCATTAAACTATGAAGAATTTTTAGATGAAATGGTAAGGCTGGGTTGGGACCAACAAGATGTAAAAGAATTGTTGGAGGAAGAAGATGAATGATATCAAAGAGATAGAAAGAATTTTATATAATGGGTTGTCAAATACTAAACTATCTGATATAATTATGCAGTTAATAATTAAACTAATTATATCTAATGCACTTCATAAACCAATAACAAATGAAAAGTTAATGCAGCTACTTCAATTAGTAAACGACATAGAAGAACTGATTGATGATGAATTAGAACGAGGATTAAAAATAACTGAAAGGGATTTGTTATGAGCATTATCGAAGGTAAGGTATGGGGATCAACAGAACCTATATTACAATCGCCAGCCATAGAAATACATAGAATTGTAGTAAATGCAGGTGCTTACTGTTCACAACATAAACACCAATCTAAAATCAATGCATTTTATGTAATTAAAGGTGAGTTGGAAATTAAAAGATGGAAAGATTATGGACTGTGTGATAGCACGTTCTTATTTCCTGGAGGCATGTCTATTGTACCGCCCGGTGAAGCACACATGTTCAAGGCTCACCAAGATACTGAGGCACTGGAGATTTACTGGTCTGAACTAAACCACAATGACATTCAACGTCAATCAGTAGGTGGTAACGGAGAAGATAGAGGAGACTAAATGTCTTTTGTTATTGCACATATAGGAGACCCAATGGATATCTTTAGTATAGATATTCTACCCGGTGAGGATGGGTTAGAAATTAAAACTTTTCAAAGTGAAAGGGAAGCCTATCATTATTTACAATCTATAGATATGTATCCATTAACTTTAATTAATTCAGATATAATAATTACGAGGTTACATTGAAATATTTATTATTAATACTAGTTATGTTTCTTTTTATTAAACCTATCAAGGCGAATGAATTTGGATGTTTAACTGAAGCACTCTATCATGAAGCTCGTTCTGAAGATGATGTAGGTGTACTAGCAGTAGGTACTATAATTTTAAACAGGGTTAAAAATAAAAGATTTCCCAACACAATTTGTAAAGTAATTCATCAGGGAATTTACTGGCAAGATAAGCCAGTAAGAGACATGTGTCAGTTCTCTTACTGGTGTGATGGAAAAACAGAAAAATATAAAGATATAAAAGCTCTTTCAAGAATACTTAGGTTAGCAAAAATAATATTATCTGGAATTATTGTGAAGACTTTAGACAGAGCAACACACTACCATGCATCCTATGTCAGCCCCGGTTGGGCTAATGACAAGCAGTTTAAATTTATCACACAAATTGGCAAGCATATATTTTATGTTGACTTACGATAGTCTTTGGAGTATACTATGCAAACAACAACTGAATTTCTACATAAACATATTAGAATCTTACAACAACAGATAGAGGAGCTAAAAGAAACTAATAGAAAATTAAGAGAGAAGTTATCAGAGTTGGATTATAAAAAAGCTAATCAAGAATGGGTAGAAAATGACTAATAATTTATGGATGAAGGAACGTAAGCAAGCCTTCAATTATTTATTGAAACAATATCTTCAAGAAGGGTATGACAATAAAGAAGCTAAGGCATTAGCCAAGCAAGAGGTGGATGAAATCATGGCTGATAAAGAAAGTTTTGTAGATAATCTATGGAAGGAGACTTATCAAGATGTCTAAATGGAGAGTGGTTCTTAAAAAGAAACCATCGAATATTATATTGGAAGATTTTAAAACCAGGAAGGAAGCAGAAGAGGAAGTGGCTTGGCGTATTCAATTAGCAAAGCACTTAGGAAACATGCCTCAACGTCATTTTGAAATTCAGAAAGTTAATTAGTAAAGGAGATAGAAATGGATGCGGTTAAAAGTATATCAAAAGGACCATGCCCTAACTGTAACTCAAGTGATGCTAATGCTTTATACGATGATGGTCACTCATACTGTTTCAGTTGTGAAACTAGATTTGATAACGACTCAAAGGTAATACCTATGACTAACCCAAAAGTTCTTAAAACCCCAGGATTAAAATTCCGACATGGTGAAGTCTCTGCTATTGATGATCGCCACATAACCCGTGAGACTACCAAAGCATTTAATGTAGAGGTAATTAAATCTGGTAGTACAATAACCCATCATATATATAAATACTTTGATACTGATGGCAATCATACTGCCAATAAAATAAGAGATGTACAAGATAAAAAGTTCTGGTCTGAAGGAAATGTTAGCACCTCTTTATTGTTTGGTGAGAATATGTTTTCCAATGGTGGTAAATATATCACAGTATGTGAAGGTGAGATTGATGCTATGTCTGTATGGCAGATGAATGGGAAGTATCCCACTGTCTCTATAAAGAATGGTGCAGCATCAGCCCTGGAGAATTGTAAGAAAGCTTTTGAATATCTTAATAAATTTGATACAGTAGTCTTATGTTTTGATAACGATGATCCTGGCAGGAAGGCGGCACAATCAGTAGCTAAAATCTTTGAGCCTAATAAATGTAAGATTGTAACTCTGGAATTGAAGGATGCTAACGAGTACCTAAAGGTAAGTAAGCGAGAGCAGTTCATGAAGGAGTGGTGGAATGCCAAGCCTTATACACCTGCCGGTATTATAAACCTAGCTGATCTTGGTGATAGTCTTTATGAAGAAAACTATTGTGAAACCTGTCTATATCCTTGGCCTAAAATGAATGACAAGACTTATGGTATACGAACTGGGGAGTTGGTCTGCTTTACCAGCGGTGCCGGTATGGGCAAGTCAAGTATAATCAGAGAGCTTATGCATCATATCATGAATAATACTGAAGATAATATAGGTGTCTTATGCATGGAGGAGAACACAAAGAATACTGCCTTTAATATCATGAGTGTTGAGGCCAATGCTAGACTTTATATTAGAGAAGTACGAGATCAATATACTAATGAGCAACTCAGGGAGTGGCAGGAGAAAACTATAGACTCTGGTAGGTTCTTTGCCTTTGATCACTTTGGATCTGTATCGAACGATGAGGTACTGGATCGTGTTAGGTACATGGCTAAAGCTCTTGACTGTAAGTGGGTCTTCCTTGATCACCTGTCAATACTGGTATCCGGTAATGAAGAATTTGGTGATGAAAGGAAATCTATAGATGTTCTTATGACAAAGCTAAGATCGCTTGTTGAGGAAACAGGGATAGCTTTGTTGCTTGTCTCTCACCTACGCCGCCCATCAGGTGATAGGGGTCATGAGGATGGCAAGGAAGTAAGCCTGTCGCACCTAAGAGGATCAGCAAGCATAGCTCATCTGTCTGATAGTGTAATAGCCTTGGAAAGAAACCAACAAGCTGACGATGATACCGAAGCTAATACCACAACGATTCGCATTCTAAAGAACCGTTATACTGGTGAGACAGGAGTAGCCTGTCATCTCTTCTATGATAAAGAGACTGGAAGAATGTCGCAGATTGATAATCCTTTTATGGAGAATGATGATGCCATATAAAGATAGAGAAGTTAACAGATTATATCAGATGAATAGAAAAAGGTATTTATATATTCATGAACCTTGGAGAGCAAAGTGTTGGAGTGCTAGAGAAAAAGCAAAAAAGTTAGGATTAGATTATAACATTGATCCTGAGTATATTAAAAATATATGGCCTAAAGATAATAAATGTCCAGCTTTAGGAATTTATCTTAAGAAAGGAAAGAATGGAGGATCAAATCATTCTCCAAGTTTGGATAGAATTATTCCTGAGTTAGGATACATAAAAGGTAATGTACAAATAGTCTGTAATTTAGCTAACAAGATAATGAGTAATGCTACACCAGATCAGATTATAATGGTAGGTGAATATTTTAAAAATATAACAAAGGAGTTAGAGAATGAGAAAGCCTTTTAGCAAAGATGAGTATGACAAAGCAGATGTACCAGCAAAGAAACATATGATAGGATGGTTAAATAAAAACATTCCAGATCTGGTCATTGAATCAGATGAGAACTATGGCTTTGATATAAGAGGACATTTAGATGCTAACTCTAACAATCACTTCTATGAAGTCGAAGTTAAATGGGGATGGGAAGGTGACTGGCCTCCTCACTGGAAAGAGTTAAGGATTCCTTATAGAAAGAAAAGACTATTAGATAAATGGCAGAAGGACTTTCCTCAAAGTGATCTGACCTTTGTTGTTTTCCGTAGTGATTTTAAGAAGGCATGGCACGTTCCAGGAGATATACTTCTTGAATCTGAAGTTAAAGAAGCTTACAATAAAAACATAGCCAGGGGAGAAAAGTTCTTTCATATTCGTACTGAATCAGTTTATCAAGTGGATATGACCTATGACAACAGCGATAGTTGATATTGAAACAGATGGATTAGATGCTACAAAAATACATTGCATAGTAGCCAGAGAAGAAAACTCTGGAAAGGAGAAGATATGGATTGAAGATCAGTGTAGAGGTTTTGGAGAATGGTCTAAGAAAATAAATAAATTTATTATGCACAACGGTATAAGTTTTGATGCTCCAATTCTAAACAAATTAACAGGAGCAACCATCAAGGCTACTCAAATAAGGGATACTCTTATAGAGTCACAGTTATTTAATCCCATCAGAGATGGTGGTCATTCTTTAAAAGCATGGGGAGAAAGATTAGAACTCCCTAAAGGAGACTGCGATAGCTTTGAAAATTACAGTACAGAAATGTTAGCTTACTGTAAGCAGGACACAGAGATAACACAGAAACTTGCAGAGACATTATCTCTGGAAGGTAGTCCTTTTTCAGACAGATCATATGAGCTTGAAAGAAACATCAGGGTTATAGTAGATCACCAGGAGAAGAATGGCTTTGCCTTTAATCTACCAGAAGCAATGATCTTACTGGCACGTTTGGAAGATGAGCAATTTAATTTAGAGAAACAAGCACTGGATATTTTTCCACCCAAGATAATCCAGCTTAAAACCAAGACAAAAGAACAGCCATTTAATATTGCCAGTCGTAAGCAGATTGCTGAAAGACTTATGGAGAAAGGATGGGAACCAACAAAGAAAACAGAGAAAGATAATGTTATTATTAATGAAGAGGTTCTTGATAAGATTCCAATGGAAGAGGCTAAGATGTTTAGCCGTTACTTCCTTCTACAGAAACGAACAGGACTATTAAAATCCTGGATAAAGGAGTGTGATGAGGATGGCAGAGTAAGAGGTAAGGTCTTAACTCTCAAGACCGTCACAGGTAGGATGGCTCACCACTCTCCTAACATGGCACAGGTTCCTGCTATCTATTCACCTTATGGAAAAGAATGTAGAAACTTATGGACGGTATCGAATCCTAATACTCATGTTCTGGTAGGCACTGATGCAAGTTCTCTGGAATTAAGATGCCTTGCTCATTACCTAGATGACAGAGGTTATACCAATGAGATACTGAATGGAGACATACATACAGCTAATCAAAAGGCAGCAGGATTAGATACAAGAGATCAGGCTAAGACCTTTATCTATGCCTTTCTTTATGGTGCCGGTGCAAACAAGATAGGAAAGGTAGTAGGTGCCGGTCCTGGAAAAGGCTACAAACTTATTAAAAGGTTCTTAGATAATGTTCCAAATCTAAAAACATTAAGGGAGAATACCCAGGAAGCTGCCCAGGAAGGAACTATAATAGGATTGGATGGAAGATACCTTCAGATAAGAAAGGTTTATTCAAGCGTCAACACTCTCTTGCAAGGAGCAGGAGCTATTGTATGTAAGGAATGGTTGGTTCATATAGATAAACGTATTAGAAGGACTGGATTAGATGCTAGGCTAGTAGCGTCTGTCCACGATGAATATCAGTTTGAGGTAGCCAAGAAAGATGTTAATCGTTTTGGTTTAATTACCAAGGAAGCTATAAAAGAAGCTGAAGAATCCTTGGGTATGAAGTGTCCACTTGATTGTACCCATAAGGCAGGTTGGACATGGAGTGAGACACATTAAAAAAGCCCTTGACTTATGTAATTCTATATGATATACTTACACCCAAGATGAAAGGAGAAAAACTACGAAACTAGATGATCACTATTTTATTGTTATTAACCCTATGTTATTATCACAAGGAGAAAATTATGAGTAACCGTATTATTTCTGGTACTGCCTATTGGGCGCACGTTCTTACTCCCAACACGAAGTTTAATTCCGATGGCGAATGGAGCATTGAAATCTGTAATCTTGATGCAAAGAATAAAAAGATTGCAGAAGGGGATGGTCTTTCTATTAAGAACAAGAGCGATGATAGAGGTGATTTTGTTACCCTCAAACAGTACGCTCGTACCAAAGACGGAACGCCCCGTGCCATGCCTGTAAAAGATTCTCTTCGAAATTCCTTCCCTACCGACAAGAGGATCGGCAACGGCTCTAAGGTAAATGCTTCTTATTTTCCTAAAGAGTATTCAGCTTATGGCGGTGGTGTAAAGGGATACCTTCTTGGTGTCCAAGTAGTAGACCTAGTAGAGTACAGTGGCGGCGCTGAAGACTTTGCCGTAGTTGAAGATGGTTATGTTAATGACTTAACTGATGATATCCCCTTTCCGGGATAAGCTAGTTTTAAATTTTCCATAAACGGAGACTTGGGGGTGGTACTAAACTGCCACCCCCTCTTTTTTTATCATGAAAAAAATAGACACACTCGTTGAAGATATTTATAATCTATTCTCTCTTGATCCAATTGATATGGATGAAGAAGAAGTAGATAAACATATTGATATATTTGGAGATATGCTTAAGGTACATATCAAAGAATTTATGTATGAGAAACCCAGGACTAGGGGTAACTTACGACTATCAGCTATAGGTAAACCTGATAGGCAGCTTTGGTATGATATTAATAGTCAGAATACTAGTGTCCCTATAAGTTCTAGTACTAGAATTAAATTTTTATATGGATATATTCTGGAGGAACTCCTTCTTTTATGTGCTTCCATCTCTGGTCACAAGGTTACTGAACAACAGAAGGAGGTGGAGATAGAAGGAGTTAAGGGCCATCAGGATTCACTAATTGATGGAGTTCTTGTAGATTGTAAGAGTGCTTCTGGCCCAGGCTTTCAAAAGTTTAAGAATCATTCTTTGTCTTATGACGATCCCTTTGGATACATTGCTCAAATATCAGCCTACGCTGATGCTAATGGGCTAGATGAAGCAGCCTTTCTAGTCATAGATAAATCTACAGGTGAAATTTGTTTATCAAAAGTACATTCAATGGAGATGATAAATGCCAGAGATAGGGTCAAGTATCTTAAAGATATGGTACAAAGGGATACAATGCCTAACCATTGTTATGATCCTGTGCCTGACGGCAAGTCTGGCAACCATAAGCTTCCTGTTGGGTGTGTGTATTGCTCTCATAAGAAAGGTTGTTGGTCTGATGCAAACCAAGGTAAAGGATTACGAGTCTTCCAATACGCTAGAGGAAAAAGATTCCTAACGAATGTAGCCAAGGAGCCAGATGTACCAGAGGTACTAGACTGGTAATGCATTGGGTATATAAAAAGAAACCTGACCTATCTCAGTTTGGTTTTGTCT